CTGGTAATATAGAGTTTTCTGGTTCCTCTTTAAACCTCGCATAATTGGCCACCAGCTTTCGATAATTTCTTAATGTCATTCATGGTCAATATTCATTACTTCTGATTGGTTCCAAGAACTTCTCTCTCAATTCTGTCCTCAACTCTACGATTAAGCCACATAAGAGATTCTTCGATGTGAGTAAGGGCGCAAGCATTTTCTCTGGAAGAATACGGTCCAGCCTGAAAACTTTTTAATCTGTCACGGACGATTTCCAGCAAATCAATGTCAATTACACCATGCTGTGAACCTTCTTCTTTGCGTGGCCCTTTTTGAAACTCAATCTTCTGTTCCTTGGGTTCTGCAAGACCAGAATCAGACACAATCAAATATTCATGATTTGCATCGCCTGGGCCCTCGCTATCTACTGCAAAAACTCTATTTAACTTTTCTCTTTTCTGAACTGTTGATAATTCTCTCATTTTAATCTCCCTTCGAATCCACCGTAATTCTATGACGATATATTACTTCACATTGTTATAATTTTTATCTTTGCTTCCTCCCAGACAAATTAAGTATGCCTGCCCACCACCATTTACTGACATACACCCTGCACCCGGCCGGGAGGTTTGCCGGGCACGCACCGTCTTAAAAATCAGATCTTATTTCTCAAATTCTTCAGGATGCTCTTCCCTGTACTTTTCACACTCTTCTGCAAAGGAAGTACCAGGGAATGTTTTCCAGCCTCTTGCGGCGCAATATGGACAATCGTCTGGGTGAGATTTACCAGTCATATGACCGAATTCCGCCATATGAACCTTGAACTCTTTTTTTTCTGCCGGACTCTCAAATCTTATTTCTTTCTTTTTCTTATCATAAATCATGATCAAATCCTCCTACTTTCAAATAGTTAATGAGCACATTTGCCCCTTTACAAAGTTTTTGCCATAGGCACTACATCAAAATAAAGGTCATCTTCATTCTGGTATCCCCGGGAAATCCCGTTTTCAGAATGAGAACTTTGGCCCTCGCTTCCCTGTTTCGCCCAATAATAAACAGTGGCATCAAAGACCACATCCCGGTACTTTGAAACCGCCTTTTCCTTTTCCGCGTCAGTATAACCATATGGATAACGCTTGGAGCACACCTTGCGAATTGCTCGATTGATGAGAATGAGCAGAGCCGGGACATCAGCCTCGCTCACCTCATCACCGAGATATGTACGTACATCAGACAGAATCTCCGTTTCCACTCATCTCACCGCCTTTCTTATGCTTTAGCCGTTACCGTAGCATTTCCCGACTTAATAGCCTTGTAGCCAGAATCACTCTCAACAACGGTAATTATCTTTCCAGTTGCTGCCGTAATATCTGTGATTCCGTCCCATGCAGTCCATGTCTGAACATTCTGGCCATAAGCCACTGAAGATACTGTGTCACCCACTTTATATTTGTAAGAGTTTCCACTTGCCTTAGCCGGGGAAACAGTTACTTTAGTATCTCCAGTAGTTGTGCCGGCAACTGAATTAACAGTTAAGCTTCCAAGTGTACCGTTCCCAGTCACAACAGTGGCAATTACGATTCCATACGGGTCTGGCAATACCGGGATAAACATGCCAGATGCCTTTGTCCATTTGGCAACAGGGTCCTTGGTCGCCCACATGGTTACAGTAACAAACATCTTTTCCAGAGCTTCCAGGAATGCTGCATATTCAGTTTCTTCCGGTGTCGGTCCCCATAAGCCAATGCCAGCACCACCGGAAGCATTAGCCGTATAAAAGGTGACTTTGTCCTCATCAAAATAACGTTTATTTGCCCGGGAACCGTCAGCTTTTACATAGGCGTACATTTCATCACAAGAATCAATGGAAAATTTAAATTCTTCCATGAGTATAGAACGCAACTCTGCCATTGTAACAAGTTTACCAAGGTTGATTGCTCCATAAATTGCTGTCTGAATGGATTTATTTTTTCTCATACGCTGAATCTGTGTATCAGAAGTCAATGCTTTAGTAACAATCTTACCCTGGTCCTTCAGTATCTTTACTGCCCTCTGTAAATCAGAGAAAATATCATATTCCGGATCTGACCAGTCACCGAAAACAATCTTCTGTTCGGCAGGGATTCCAAAGTCAATAGCCATGTCAAGGTTGTTCTCCTTGATTTTCATAATACCACGGCTCATTAACTGTCCTTTAGCAATCTTGGTTCTGGTGACAACGCTTTCAGCCAAACGGCCCATGTCATCAAATACCCACTTAATTAGGCCATCATCATCAGGCACACCGTTGGTGATGTACATCTGAAGCTGTTCTGACTGATTGATTTTCTCTTTGATAAAGAGTTTTTCAGTCAGTACTTTCTCAAATGTAGGCCGGGTTCCGATATGTGCCTCAGTATCAAGAGCATGTACGTATGCCGGTGTCGGCAGGTTCTGTCCCTGCATTAACCGGTAGTACTCCGCTTTAAAATGCTGAGTCTTTACATCTGGGAAAATAGTATCCAAAACCGTAGGTCTTGCAACGGCAAAATTCTGGGCAAAATTCAGTCTTTCATCTACACTGATCGAATCCAATACATTAAATGGCATTTTAGCACCTCCGATTAAAATTCAACTTCGGGAGCATCAAGAATTACAAATCCTTTTGCTTCCAAAGCTGTTTTTGCTGCGGCTGATAATGCAGTCTTTAATCTATTACCATAGATTCTGCCAGCCTTAATTACACTGGCAGGACGTTTTGCGTCATCAGTCATATCAACAGTTTCAAACACAATGCCTATGGCATCACCATCGTTAGACGGAAATACCGTTCCGCCATAAATTAGCTTCTTGGTGTCTACCAGGGTAGCCATAGCCTGGGTAACCATTTCGGTTTTCTGTACCAATCCTACGGCACTTTCCAAAAAGTTAGGGAGCGTTTCTCCCTGAACAACCTTCATATAAGCCATATCTCAATTCCTCCTTAAATTAATGTCCCCGACTGTGCACCGGCGATAGGTGTTGCAACAGTTTGCGGATTCTTATTCTGTGAATACTGCTTCGCATATTCAGCGGCAGCACTTTTCTTTCCTGAATCTGTGTTTGCCGGGGGATCTCCTGCACCCGGGTTCGGAGTATTGTCAAATGTTTCTTTCTGCCACTGTGTCTTATTTGCTTCATCACGCTTGGAAATTCCAGACACAAAAGCTTCAGCGCTGGTTTTTGCAGCCTCTAAATCCATACCTGACAAAGCACCAATCATTCCAGCAAACTCATCTCCAGATAAATTTGCCTTTGCAAAGATTCCCTCTACCGCTGAATGAGTAAGCTGTTTCTGTAAGT